ACTTCTTGGATAGTCGGACCTTGCGCCTCTGGGTTTATGTCCGATCTGACGACAGGCACTTCCAGCGGCATTTGAATTTCATCGCCGCTGGCACTTAATGCTTCAAACGTAATCCCTTGTTGTTCGTCTAATGCTACGCCTGTTTTTTGTTGTTGCGGACTAAGTTTACCAAAATCGTATATGAGAAATTCATCGTTTACTTTTACTATTCTTACCGCTCTGGTCTTTAATAACTCTGATGCTACATTTACAGCATCTGCTTCTTCTCTGAATGTAAGATATTCACCATCCGGCTTGCGGACAAAATTGTTTTCAACAGTAAGGTCAATGCGGTGGTCGTCTTCGCCAAGAGAACGAACTGTTGCCGTAAAACCTTCTTCCTCTAGTTGTTGCGCTTTCTTTTCGGCATCCGCAACATTACGAAACGACATTTGTACGCCGTCGCCATCACTTGCCGTCACCCTAATAGCGCGGCCTTCGCCTAGAGCCGGTTCATCATCAAACTGAACTTCTGCTGGATCACGAATAACGTCACGGTCTTCTCGCGGTCCTCGCGCTGTTCCTTGCCCCTCTTCAAGGCTCTTACGCAGCGCCGTATCCAGGCCAACTGGTTGGCGCCCTGACATGACTTGGGCGACTGCCACTTGTACAAGTTCACGCCGCGACTGTTCATCAATAACGTCAATGGCTTTGCTGATACGTTGCGCGGCAAGAGCGTCTTGTGTAATGCCGCCTCTTCTGTCGCCAATGGCTCCAATAGTGCCGTGCATCGCGCCGCCAAGCACCGTACCAAAAGCCAGGTTGGCAAAACTGTCATAAAGGTTGTAATCGTATTGGGTGGCTTCTGTTGCCGCCAACACAAGCGGTTCAATCATTGCCGTCCCAACGGCGCCTTCAAAAGCACCAACTTTGGCGCGGACGCCCAGCCTACCGGCCCAGCTTGCTTGACGGGCAAGCATTTGACTGTAGCGCGCCACACCCATAACAGGAATAAATCCAACTGCCACGTTGAGCGGGTCAAGCAAACTTGCAAACAGGCCGACGCCAAATTGTGCGAACATGGTCGAAACGTCGCCGTCAGAATTGGCGAGGATGCTTTTCCTTAGCAATTCCTCTTTCTTCCATTTGACGCGGAGCGCAAGACCTTCTTCAGTTTCGCCCTCAACTGACTTTAAGTGCTTTTCAAGTTTCTGTTCCTTGATAAGCTCGCTTTGCTGATCTTCTGAAATTACATCGGGTTCGCGTATCGGCCGTTGTGCCAGCCGGTCAAACATACGTTGCGGCGTGTTCGTCGGTTCCGCATCGTCAGAATCGCCTATATGAAACTGTGGCTGTAATTCTCCCGCCCGTTCGCCGACAAGTTCATTCCACCGCCAAAGCTGTTTAAGGGGGTTGGTGGCTAATGCTTCGTCAAAGGTTGTGCCTAAAACCGTGCTTGTATCGAACGCACCCTCATGCTCCAACAAACCAAATTCGTTTGTTGGCCCGAAAGAATTAAATAGCTGCGTCATTGTTTTTTAAGGTATTGCTGTTGTGTCGTTGGAAATGATGCGTTGGAATCTAGCGTGACCGCCATAGCGGTTACGGCACCCAGCGGAAGCGTAACAGGATTGCCCTCAAGGTCTTCAACAGGCGTCCCGCTTCGCCCCCTCAATTCAAGCTGCTGCCCGTCTGGCGTAAAAGTCCATCGCGCATTTTGTCTTAACCAAGTTCGCTTTTTGTCATCGTCGCCACCTGGAAACCCTGCAATGTTAATGTTTTCCAGATTTTCGTCATCGCGCATATATCTTCGCAACGCGCTCGTAAGCTGTGCTGGCTTATCAACAGTGCCGGCTGGTATAATGCCTTTAACGTATTGATCGTTAATAATCTGATAGTTGTCCCGCACAACAACTTTTAACGCTTCGCTTATAGCCACGCTTTGACTTTTGCCGCGTAAAAAACTATTGGCGGCCAACAGCCGCGTCGCTTCACGCAGCGAGTTCACCATGGAAATATTTCCAGCGCCGGAAAACCCCAACTTTCGCATTTCAGCATCAATGGTTTTGTCCATGCTTGTTTTGTCAGCGGGGTCCATTGTTGTTGTTAACTCTTTGTAGCCCCCCGCTTGCACAATCTTGGCAAGCGTGTCCCGTGCTTGTGGGTTTTCAACAATAGCAATTGCGCCCGCCGCTTCTGGTAATCCTTCTGCAACCATTTCGCGCAACATAAAAGGCCAATCAGAACCCATCTGGTCGCTCATGTTGTCAAAGTTTTTTGCTATGTCTTCTGCGCTAGCTTCTTGTGCCAGCGCCACTTGTGCTTTCACGAAACTTTTTGGAAGACGGGTTCGGGCGTCAGGCGGGAACCCTCCCAATGAATATGCTTCTTCTCGCGCTGCTTGATAATTTGCATACATAATTGCAACAATGTTTTCATCGGAGCGTGGGTTTTGAATTGCCGATGCCCAAACTGTGTACGCCTCTCCAACAGCCCCGTTATTGCTAACAACATATAGTGCTGGGTCATCTAAACGCGCCTTGCTGTCGGCAGCTTTTGCGCGCAGAAACGCATCAAGCTGCCTTCTGTCTTGTTCCGCTAACGATGCTTGGGCCACCGTGCCTCGTTCGCCTTCAAGGTCGGCTGTTAATTGTTGCTCTAAAGCTAAAATTTCAGCAGGGGTTTTCCCTGCAATAGATTGCAACACTCCAGAAAATTCTTCTGCGTCTTTAACCAACAATTTCAATTTTTCGCGTGTTGTTTCGTCTTTCACATTGGCGTCAATTACATCATCATCAACTTGCGCCCTTAACTCAGGCGCAACATTTGCAGATACAGAAAGTGCCTCTATAATATCGGATGCAGCTTTAACAAATGTTCTTTCTTTAGCCCTATCTTCTGTTTCGCGTTTTCTTTCTCCTGCATCAAGTATAGCTTGGGCGCGTTTTGCATAAATAGACCGTTGCTTGCTGTTCAAGTTAGGGAGGTAGCCTGAGTCTTTCTCCAATTTTAAAAACGTGGCAGCGTTATCTTCTACCTGTTGATGCGCCATTGCATCATCAACACGTTCTAAAAATTTAAGTCGAGCCTTTGCCCCGGCTTCGCGGGTCATTGTGCCAAATTCAACGGCTGTTTCTATCGCTGCATCTAATTTGGCTAGTCGTTTTTCGGGAGCGTCAGGCTCCTCAAGTAAGTCTACATTCTTTATGCCTTCAGCAGCGGCGTTTACTACATTAGTGGCAAGTCTATCGCCTTTAACCGCATCCATTTTTGCGCGAAACTGCTGGCGCGCCTTCTCAGCTTTTTTAGGGCCGATTTGGCGGTTGAACTCAAGGCTGTCAATGTCGTCAATGCCTTTTTTTAAGTTAGCCGCCCATACAACTTCGCTGCCATCTTTAATGGCTGATCTTATTAAAGTGTTTCTTAGCGCCAGACTATCTGCTTGCAACTCCGCGTTGTCGCGGGCCACCTGTTCCCGGCGAATTTCAATCTGACCCTTGGCCGACAACATGGAATAGTCTTTGTCAAACTTCTCGCGCCCGTAAGGCGACAGGCTTTCAGATGCCGTTTCATAGATTTGCGCCATCCGTGCTTTAACATCATCTGGATCGGCCGTTGGCGCCACGGCACCTGGGTTAAACTGACTGCTATTAGGATCGGATTCCCAGGACAGAACTTTGTTTGTGCCAATGCTTTCCTTTAACTCATCCATCTTGAGCGTGGCATTGACGTAAGACTGCGTCACCATGGCATCGGCCCGCGCCCGTAACTGGTTTTCCCCAATTTCAGAAACAACGCCACCAACCTGTTGCAGTCCTTGCCCCGTTTGATCATCAGTTAAGACGACAGGCGCAGCAGGAACGCCCGTGGTTGTCGGGAGCGTGGCGCGTCGCTGAAGTGTAGGAATACGAGCCATATAACTTTACCCCAATAAACTTGTGCCGGCGCCGTAGCGGTACTGCCTATAACCAGCAGTTGCTAATTCTTTTGCTGCGCCGAACCCGGCACTTGTCATTGCCGTGGCTGCGTTGGCGCGGTAGCGGGCAGCAGCGGCCTCTTGTCCCGCGGCTTGTTGCAGATAAGCGTCGGCCTGTGTCTCGCCCTTGTACAAAATAGCAAGGCGTTCAAGTGATCCTTGCGTTTCCGTTTCTAGGGCAACGGCATCAGGCGTTCCCTCATCTATAACCACGCCGCTTGAGCCACCGAAACCTACTCTTTGCGATGAGATCAACTTCCGCCGCTCAAGGTCAAATCTATCCGCATCAAACTCAGCGGCGCGGCGGGCCATCAGCGCATTGTTTTCTGAAATCTTTTTATTGTAGGCCATCATGCCGGCTTGGTACTGGTAATTGCCTTCAGCAATGGCGCCTTGATAAAGAGAGCCAAGCGCCGACATCCCGGCACCGGCAAGGTTAAAGGCACCTCCAGCCCCCATGCCAGAGAACATGCTTCCAATGCCCGTAGCAATTGAGCCTGAAAGCGGCGCAAAAACTCCAGCAGAACCAAGCAGTCCAGTAGTGGCGCCCCCCATAGCCATTGCAGTTGCCCCGCCAGCAGCAGCCGCACCGGCAGTAGTGGCGGCAGTACCAACCAATAACGGAATACACATATTATCTACCCATCGTGTGTGATGATGCGGGTTATAAGCGCGGTGATATGGGCGGGCAGGGGTTCGTCATTTAGATAAACCGTTTGCCCCGCGGTATCCCAACCGCCACGAATATTAATGCGCTTGTCGCCGGTAAATAACGGCGGACTGCTGTCCATTGGGTCAGACCCCGTGCGGAAAATGATTTCATCTGTTGTCGATATGTCTGGGCCGATCTTGCCCCCCAACGTATCAATGAGCCGCAAGGTGACTTCAAAGTCGCGTTTTGTTTTACCTTGAGAAGTCCCGTCGTCGCCGCCAGCTTCCGGCCGCAAGGTCTTCATTATGCACTCGTTCGCAAGGCCGATCTGCGCCTTCGTGACTGTCGGATCAACAGACGAAATCGCGCCCGACGAAACATTGCGCTTAGTGTAGACCGAACCGTTGCCCAGAATAGACACAGCTTGACCCTCCAAATGGTCAAGGCCAGTGATACTCGCAGCGGCAGTGCCCGAATATGTAAGTCCGCTGTCCACAAAGAATGCGTCAGCTTTTGTTTGGTCTTCTTCAACGTCAAATTGATCGGCAAGGTATTCCACATAACGGCGGGTTACTCCGTTTATTGTGCGCTGCACAATCATCCACACTTCTTCCTCACCGCTGGTTGACGATGGGATAATGGCAAGGCTTTCAACAACGGCGATTGCTTGATCTGTCGTTGTTAGCCGCGTCGTATCGCTAGATGTCACGGTTAACGGCCTGGCGCCGGCTGACGTTGTTTCTTCGACAGTGACAACCGCTGCTGCCGGATTGGCTACAGTAAAATCTGCATGAGCATTGATGCGGGTGTAGATGTTGTCAGCGGTCACATTATTGCTAGTGTTCGGTCGCCACCCCAAAGATGTATCTGATGGGTCAGAGGCGCCCGCCGCTTCAGATGTAAACGTCACGGTTGACCCGTCTGACTTCGTAAACGTCAGCGTAGTCCCGGCGGCAATGTTGGCATAATCGGATACGGTAATCGTACACGCGCCTGACACGCCGCCGATCTTATGGCGATGCCATGCCACCACCTGTTGATCGCGCAGATACGTCATGCCGACCAGTTGGCCATCAGCTTTGACGCCCCACACAACCGTGCTTGGCTCCTGCTGGTACGCGATTTCCGTAATGCCGCCCTTGCTGACCTGGTTGGACAGTATGGTCAGGTCTGGTGATTGAAAGCTGTCGCTCTCAAATGCGTACACAAACTCGCGCAGCTTCCGTTGCTGGCGCTGGATAAAGACCACCACGTTATCGATACGGATGGGACGGTGCGATGCCGATCCCCGTGTGCCCTCACGCACAACCCTGACGTTGGTTGGCGTTAGCGCGTCCGCCGTGGTTGATCCCGAAATAACGAACTCACCGCCAACCGTGCCGATGGCCATCACTTTGCCTGGTGACAACCAGCGGATGGCGTTCACCTGGTCTGTGGCCAACGTGTAGATGACAGGATCATCATCTAGGGTGCCCGGCGTATGGTTTTCGTAGTCGCCCGACTTGCTGCCAAACAACGTCTGTGGTTGTTCACTTGTGCCGGCAAAGAACAATCGTTGTTCGTAGAACGCCACCGCGGCCGGATACCCTGTCGTTTCAGAGAACGCGCCTAGCCGCCATTTAGCTTCAGCCGTTGTGCCGCCAAAGGTAGCATTGACGGTGACGGTAACCTCTGTCGTACTTGTGCGGCCAGTGACCGTGGCATACCCCCATTGGATGCCGCCATCACGCAAGAATTTCCAAGTGCAACCGTCGTCAACGATTTCGTCGCCTTCGCCTGATGGGCCACCAGAGCCGGCGGACGTTCCAGCCTTAATACATTCATATACGTTGCCGCTGTTTCGCTTAACGTCACCAACAGCATAACTTGTGCTTGCCGCCCAAGCTGCGGCTTGGTGGCCAATAGATATGATGCGGCCTACGTCAGTCGTCTGGAACCCGTCACCACCATTGATGCCGGTGACGGCGCTGGCGGTAATCGTCCGCGAACTACCCGACGCATGACTAGGCGTGAGGGTTGTTGTCGTAATGTTTTCGTCTTGGTAAGGCCCGTCCGTAAACGTGATCTCTTCCAGCGTCCAAGACGTATGGCCCGTGCGCGACAGTTTGCGCGGCGCATAAGACGAATGCGTGAGGTAAAGCACGTCGGCAGATTGGGCGAATTGGATGTCAAACAGGTCTGCCGTCGCATAGGTGGTTGTGACGGTGTAGACACGCGCTGCGGTGCCGGCAGATCCATAGGCCGTGAAGGCGCTAGAATTTATGTTCGTGTCATCAACGTCCGTAAGTTCAAACGTGTTCGTTGTCTTGTTTTTGATCTTATAATATTTGCCATTGAGTTCGGTCATGCCGACAACAGACGCGATATAGATTTCATCGCCGTTAGAGAATCCATGTGAGGTTGCCGTCACCACACACGGGTTGGCCTGTGTCGCCCCGCTGATAGTTTTGTTGGCCTCAAGGATTGCGCCGTTGTCCTTGTAGAAACGGACATACAGATTGCCGAACTCAATGCAATAGGCCTGGGTGGTGCTAAACTCGAACGGCACCAGCCGCGTCTTGGCAGACGATGTTTTGACTTCTTTGACAAAGCGTGTGCCTGGGCGGCGGGTGATGCCGCCGTGAGGTTGCACGATAAAGTTCTCTAGGGTTTCAGCGCCGTTCGCATACTTGGTGATGTCCACGCGGCCGAACAGGTCTTTAGCTAGTTCACCCGCCGTCCAGTTGGTTTTGATCTGCGTGACGCGAGACATCTATTAGGCTCTCGCTGACAACCAGGTGTCCTCAGACGCGGACGTTGTTTCCTGCGCGTCAACCAGCCGTGCTTCCTGTATTAACGTTGCGTAAGCAGAAGATGCCGATGCCACAACAGTCTGCGAAGACGTGATTTCATACGCCACGTCAGACGCAAGGCGCATAGCGTAGGCCTCTGTGAACTTGGCGTCATAAATTGACGTGTCCGTAACGTCGGCAATGTAGATGATGTTAAGCGGTGCCGCGGCATCGGTAACAATGTTGCGGCCTTCAACGGCCCATTCCTCTGTCGTATCGACTTCAATAATGCGAAGGCAATTTGACGGCCATGGATATGAATTTGTGTATTCCCACACGGGCGATGTCGTATCCGCGGCCAGGGCAACGCGGGTCATGGCAAAGTTCCACGGGTGGTCGCGCAAGCAATACTGTCGGCTTTGCTCATGGATGCGATTGATGGCCCGCCCCTCAACCGTGTCATCCGTAAGCGCAGTAATCGCGTTGGCGCCCAGGTAGGTTAAGCCTTTGTTTGCGATGTCAACGATGGAACCAGCCATGCAAAACCTCCAAGAGGAAAGGGGGACCGAAGCCCCCCAATCCGTTAGTCAACGACGTAGTGGATGATGAAACTCATATCACCGCCGGTTCCACCAGCCGCCGCCATCGTGGCTGCGATATAGTAGAATCCGCCTGGATCAGTAGAGTCACCAGCCAATTCGTACATCTTTTGACCGCAAGTGTTGATATTAGCCGCTTCGTGGCGAACATCAGCAAGTGCAGCGGCATCAGCGACTGCCGTGGCAAAAACGTCTTCGTCTTTAACCACACCAGCCGTGGTGTAGATACCCACATTGAACGTGCAGCTTCCACCAAACGTATCGGACCCAATGTAAAGATGTGGGACCGTTGCGTTGGATGGAATCGGGGCCAACATAACGACATCGTCGTCATCGCTATCCCCTGCCGCAAGAGCGACGCTACCCTGTGCAATTCGCACACGGCCGTGAAGCTCAGCAACATCGTTCAAGGTAGGAGGGGTTGCCTCAAAATTGGCAACCAGATCGGTGTTTTTAGTACCCATTGGTCAGCCCTCCTAGGTTGGGTCGCATTCGATGTAGCCCACCAGCTTTTCCTGCATACGGGTTGACCCGATTGCCATCGATGCGAAGACTTGCGTCGCATGATTTTTATCGGCCCGTTCGGAAATTTTGATGGACGGCTCAGCACCAACGGCCAGTTTCATTCCGGCTTTTTGCCAGAACAGAACTTTATGGTCAGAGTTGCTATCTGTGCCGATCAGTTCAGTGCGGACGAACTGGAATCCCAAGAAGGAATCCACGTCCCCGCTAACAAGCGCCTTCACGCTGGCATAGTCTGAACTGGTCACTTCAGTTTGACCCAGAAGGTTCTGAAGCTGTTTGGCATTGATGATGCAGAAACGGTCTGCATCTTCTGCCTCATTGGCGTCGAGGATTTGCTTGGCAGCGCGCAACTTGCCAACATTCAAACCCGTATCGGCCGCGGGGCTGATACCGACTTGAACATCAACGGTGTTGGAACTGTCGTAGCTTGTCGAAGTGCCACCGGCAACGCCCGTGTAGGCGGTCCCGTCAGCAGCCGCGACAATTTCCTCATCCATAGCGCGGCCCATGGCCCAGGCAGCAGCCGAGGCATAGGGGCTTTGCGGATCGATGAGCATACGAACACGATCTTCATCATCGATGAGATCGGCCCAATCGTAGTCTACAAGGCTGACCCGACGCCGCGCATGTGGCGTGTCCATCCTTGGAGTGTCACTGTGACGTGACGTGCGCTGTTGAGCGGCAGTGCTTCCCACTTGCTCAAAGAAAGCGTTTTTGCCCACCACAGTTTCGACCGAAACTGCTTCACGGAGGCGCGAACCCTTCTGTTGGACAAGGTGTTCAACATTGCCTTTGTATTGCTCCACAAACGCCGTAGTGATCTGAACTGACACTGGTCAATTCTCCTTCTTCACTAGGTTGCGTTAAGGGTGAAGTGGTTGTCCCTACGGGGCCACGCGCCGTCTTTCCGGCTGTCCTTAGTCGGGCCTTACGGTTATCCGACAGATACGTTTTGCGCGACGGGATCGGTGCCGTGCGCCAATTCCGCTAACTTTGCCATTTTTGCAACAAGCGGTTTATGTTCTGGATGGGCGTTATCCCAAAAGGCGGGGTTAGCCCGTATCTGGGCCATTTGCTCCTTGGCCATGTCCGGCGTGGTGCCGAACTGCCCGGCGCTTTCGCCTTCCTTAAACTGTGGCCCGCTGCCCAGCCCCATGCCGATTTTGGCAAAGGCGCGGACAATATGCGGGTTTGATCCCAGGCCGGATTGATCCAACACCTGACGCAGTTCGTCAGAGCCATACTCACGCAGCGCGCGCTTTGCCGCCTCTACCCGTTGCGGGAATGCGTTGCCGTATTCCTTTTGCAACTCGCCTTCCCACTCAGCTTGCTGGTCTGCCGCCTGTGTCTGCGCCGCTTGCATGGTCGCCATTTGCTGCTCGACAAAACGGTCATGCAGACCCTGCGCCATCGCCGCCGGTAGCTTCATTTCATGGGCGGCGCCACGAAACCAATCGGATAAATCTTGGTTGTACGCCTCGAAACCATCCGGTGCGGCCAGTTGGTAGTCTTCAGCCTTTTCCGGCGTTCCCAGCTTCTGCCAACCCTCCCATTCGGAAAGATCGCTGCCGTCCGTTGGCAACACAACTTTGTCAGCGCCCACCTGTTTTTCCAGGTTGACATATGATTTCAGAACGTCATCGGCGCCTTTCCATCCTTTGGCTTCGATGACTTCATGGTAATCGTCCAGACCTTGCGTCCAATCGGCTGCAACTTCTGGGTTGCCCGCATCCTCTGTTAGGACGGCGGACCCTTCAGTTTCATTCGGCATTAATATCTTCTCCTATGCTAAGTGATAAAAGTTTGTCTTCATCGATGGCCAGGATCGACAGAATGCGGCGCACCATGTCTTGTGAGCCGTGCATGTGTTGCAATTCGGCACTGTCTCTCTGGCCGGTGATGGTCAGGATGCCGCTGACCTTGATAAGGTCCAGCAAGATGGCCTTGCCTTGCGGCGTGTAGAGGAAGATTTCCTTGTAAGCCTGGGCCAATTCGGCCTGGGCCTTATGCTGTTCAAGCAATTACTGCTGACCCATTTCCGCTATTTGAGCCACTTTCAGACCGGCATCGGCCAGTTGTGGCGCAGAGTTCATGCCCGCTTGCATCGTTTCCGCTTGCTGGCGTTGACCGCGCATTTCCGCAACTTCTTCTTCATCGCGCAGAATACGTTGCGGAGCGCCATTGATTTCAGCCAGGGACCGCGTGATCTCATCGGTGTTGAAATTATCCATGACCGATGGGTCAACGGCGGCAATGGCCTGGACACTTTCCAGGGTACGCAAGATACCCACGCCTTCTGGCGCCCGCATGGCTTGGGTCAGCGGCGAAACATACTCGACCTCGTAGTCGCCCGTTGCTTCTTCTAATGCCGGCGGCATGGGTGGGATCATCCCTTGCTCCGCTAAGATCGCAAACTCGCGCTCAATGAGCGGGCCTAATGCTTCCGACTGTTGCCGGCCGACCGTGGGCGCTAACAGGGCGCCTTTCTCTTGGGCGCGTTGCAACACTTCAGTTGCGGTCATTTGCGGCGATTCGACAAGGATCTGGAATAAAGTCACAAGGAAGCTGTCGTTTATAACCTTGCGCCGTTGCTCCATCATTTCAAAGCCGATGTCTACACGCGCGCCCGTATAAAGGGGTTGGATAGGCGCCTGGGAACGCCCGTCCATCCTCGCAAACGTCGCCGCTCCTGGCTTGGCGTTTACAGGGAGGATCACGCCATCGTCTGCAATAATCAAAGGTGGGTCCACAGCCTTTTGACCAGCGCGGATCACGGTCTTTGACATTTCGTTAATCATTTTAATTTCCGGCAAGATCGTCATGGCCGGGCTTCGCCCATAGACCTCACGCGGGCCGGTGACATAGCGGCTGACGATGTACGGCATATCGTCAAAGCCGCCTTCCTCTATGAGTTTCTGCTCCTTAACTTCGTAATAGCCAGAGAACCACGGGCTGTTGCGCCGGTCCCGTGCGGTAGGATCGCGGTCTGTGCGCGGGCAAACCAGGTGCAGCAGTTCGATTTTGTCGTCAGGCTTGTCTTCCGCCATCTTGCGAAGGTTGTCAGACAGGTCGCCATCCTCGAACATGCGGAGAGCTTGCCGGGCCGTGACCTGGAACTTACGAAACACCGTATCAATACGGCCCATTTCGTTTTCGCTGATATAGAGGTCCGACAAATGGATTTGCCGGTACATCAAGCCACCTTCGGGATGCTCATCAACAAAGAGAGCGCCCGTGCCAAACGCACCTAGGGCCATGTAACCTTCGTGCATTTCCTTGGAGAAACACGCTTTAGGCGAATAGCGGTGGCTGAACATGATGGATGTGACCTGATCGAACCACAGACGCACGTCATGGTCACGGTTGAGAGTGGGATCGGTAGCGCGCAACTGGTGCCAGCGCGAACCGCGAGGCGTCAACAGGCTTTCAATGGCCGACGCAAAACGCTCACAGGCGAGGGCGGCGGTGGCGTCATATAATTTTGATGTGCGTTTATCGCCAGCCGTCAACTCGCCCGTGAAGATACGCGAACGCGGCAAGACCCGCTCCGCTATTTCTTCCCAATGGCCTTCCCATACGGACCTATCGTTCTTTAAACGAGAGTAGCGGGAGAAAACTTCGTCTGTACCTGGAGCAGCCATTAGACCCCCATGAGTGTGGTTTTGCGGATTGCCGACACATCAGTGTTGCGCGGCGTTCCCATTAGTGTTGTTTGCATGCCATTACGCGGCGCAGAACCACCGCCGTATGCTGCCGACGCATTACGTTGTGCCGTATCAAGACGGGCGCCCATCGATGTTGGCGGTAGCTTTTTACCCGCCGATTGGCGTTGCATGGTCGGCACACACACGCTATTTGCCTTTCGGCTTCATTGGCTTCTTTGGCGGTCTTCCGCGCTTGGACCCATACGTCCCTTTGCCTTTTGGCATATCAACCTCCTAACAAACTTTTGCCGCTGCCGCCACCAAGCAAGCCGCGAACTGAGGGAAACCCACCGTGTGAACGAAGATTCAGAGTTCGCAATCCACCAAGGACAAGCCCCCCTGGCGCCGCAAGCTGGGCTGTCGCCAAGCCCTTTTCAAATGGCGTGGACATACTTGACGTTGGGTCTAGCGCAATACTTGCTGCTTCTTCCGTAGACAACCCACTGTGGCCTTTGCCACTGACAGTGCCGACATTTCGCGTGTTTTTAAACGTGTCAACTTTGGTTCCACGCTCAATGGTGTTAGTGTCGTCGCTGCCTCCTCCAAAACACATATCAAGCCCCTAACAATGTTTTTTTACCTACATTGGCCTCAGTTTCGTCGCCCATAGACCCCGTCAGGATTGTTGAACTTCTGCCCTTCATGGAAAGCCGCCTTTTCCGCATGGCCCGCGCTTCCTCATTGACGCGAGGATCATCCCGCGTGGGCGGGGGTGGCGGGGGTGCCGGCGGATCGGGAATTTTCGGCATCTTTGGTGCCAAGGGTCCAACACACATCATCTTTCTCCAATCTGGTCTGCGTCCACGAATAACAGTGATAAGGCACTCTGTTCTGCCCGTAGTCTTCAACGGTGGCTTCGCGGACGGCGCCTAACAGCTTTAACCATCGATGCGCCACATGGTGATTGTCATGGCTCCAACATTCAGCGCGCACGAACCCGGCATCAATCAGTGTCGGCATGACCGTCCGATTGATGTGGCGCGTTACGCTGATTGCGACTTTCGGCCACCTGTCCGTTGCGAACATCCAGACGCTGGCCACTTTGGGCCTGACTTCCGATGCCCCCCAGGTAGCGACAGGGACCACCCCATAGCGCGCAACATACTTCAAGCCGTTTCCAGCCACAGTGCCCAGCGCCAAACTCTCTGGCGTCTGGGCAGATGTCACTGGCCATATTTCTTCTGCGTCCAACTCACGCATATTGCGGGCAATATCGGCAACGTCGGGATAACGGGCATCAATAATGTTAACCAAACTCATTGTAATCACTGACTACAACGGGCTGGCCCCCCGGCTGGCGCCCTGTCTTTGCCATCATGGCGTAATCACTGCTATCGCCGTCGCGTAATCCAATAGCGGCATAACGCATAGCGTCGGCAGAATGCGAACTGGCATCGTGGTTGGGCTTTTCCCGCCACGTCTGGTTCCGGTCATTCCATTGCCTGTGGTAGTGCCTAAGATATTTCAGCCCCAAGGCGCAGTTGTGGCGGTCAAAATGTAAGGTGGGGAGTAACCCCCTCACCGCTTCGATGCCGTCCTGTAAAGATAACTTGGCGACAATGGTCGGGCGTACCCCCAACCCCTGCAACATTTCATAACGCGATGAGCCACTGCCCAACTCGCGGACAAGAACATCGTGAGGAAAATA